AAGATGGCAAAAGAATTTAATGTTAAAACATCAATTGAATATGTGGATGGAGATCTAGGCAAGAGCTGCGCTGTTGTAAAAGCTGTAGCCGTACACCAAGGAGATCACTTTGAAACATTAGGAGAGGCATCTCCAAAAAATAATACTTTTAATTATCCAGTTGCAATTGCAGAGAAGAGAGCTGTGGATCGAGCAATACTAAAAGCATTAGGCATTCACGGCAAATACTATTCAGATGCAGAAATAGATCTTGAAGTACCTACAGATAATTCAGATTTAATTTTAGAAAGAATAAAAAATATATCGCATCAGGCAAACTTAGATCAATTAATGTCAGATAATAAAAAATTTTTATTAGACCTGGCACAAAAAAATTCTGATAAGGCAGCTAAAATTAGAAAAGCCTATGAGAATAGACAGCAACAATTAAAAGGAGGATAATATTATGTTGCAAAAACCAAAAGATCCAAACTGGGTATGTACTTTCGAGCTGGTAAGAAATCCAGATAAGAAAGAAGATAAGCATCCAGATTTTGTTCATCCACCAGCTAAGGATAAAGACACGGGTCAAGTAAAATTAAACAAGGCTGGTAAGCCTATGAAAAAAAATTTTACTATTGGCAAAGATGTCTGGCACGAGGCTAGCGGTTATATCCAAAAGGATAAAAGCATCAAAATAACTATAAAGCTACAGCAGAAAAAGCCTAGCGGTGGCGATGACTTTATGGATCAATTTTAGGAGCTAGTATGACCAAATATGGTTTGACATCAAAACAAAAAAAACTTTTTGATTTTATTAAATCATATATGAAAAAAAACTCAGTAGCTCCGTCATTCGAAGAGATGATGAAAGCTACTGGGTACAAATCAAAAGCATCTATCTTCCACATCATCAAACAATTGGAGCAACGGAAATGGATAATAAGACTACCAGGAAAGAACAGATCTATCCAAATAAACCCATAGATCTATCTCCAGACCCAAATACTAACGAGCTTATATCTCGGATCCTCGATAGAGACAAAGAGGGATTAGATAAGTTTGGTTTGACAATGCGCCAAGTTATGTTAAAAAATCCTAAAGATTGCAAACATTGGTTATTTAACGCATTAGAAGAAAGTATAGATTTTTCCAGATATATTATTGAGGCAATTTATTCCTATCAAAATTTAGTTGAAGAAAATAAAAAGTTAAAAAAAGAAAACAAAGAATTAAAAGAACATAATAAAATGTTATATGAGCATCCGTAAATTTGAAAAATTCTGGTCTGGATCTGTGAGCTTTACAGCTCACGAAAATTTTAAAGACCTGGATAGCGCAATAGGAGCAAATGCTCCGAGTAATGCTGCTAAAATAATTGTAGATGAGAACACACTCAGCTATGATTTTAATCGCATAAAGGAGGTAAAAACCGATGGCGATGTATCAAGACCTGGAGCAACAAATCCAGGAAAAGGAAAAGGAGAGAAAGTCTCTGAACGCAAAGATCAGCAGACTAAAAAAGAAAAATGACGGGATATACCCGCCAGGTATTGCAGCTCTCTCTAAGGAGGCACACGGAAAATTAATTGATGTCATCCAGCTGCAAGACAAGCTAGTTAGATTAGAAGTTTAACTAGCCTATTTAGAACCATTCTAAAAAGCTGCGTTTAGCAGAGATCCTCCCTTGCGCCTTATTTTCCTTACCAAATAAGCAATGTATATATCTTGCTTTTTTAGCAATGAACCCTTATATATATAGTGTAAGTGAAAAAATTTACAAAAAAACAATTTCCAACATTTAAAAAGCTAGAAAAATACTTTGAGACTAAGGTATTGCCTAAGAAAAATATTAGATCCAAAGTTATTGGTAAGACTATTTATGTTTGGAAAAAACCAAAGGAGGCTGCATAATGTATCAATGCACTTATAGATTTAAAGGTAAAGAAAAAACAACATTATCTTTTACAGCTCCTACTATTCCAGCTGCTCATAAATTGTTTTTAAAAGATTTTGCATCACTTGCTGGAGAAGTAAGAAAAGTTAAAATAGAAAAAACGGATGATCCTCTATTTTCAATTGATATAGCTTATCACATTTATAGAGATCTTCTCGCACAACCAGAAAGGCAAATATTTACATTATGAAAATTTGGGTAGTAGACAATAGAGGTAAGACTAAGAAACAATCTAGCAATTGGATTGTTAGAGCTTATGATGAGCATACTGGTAAAACTAAGATGCTTGGTAAGTTTGAATTTCACAAACAAGCTGAGGCGTACGCTGCTGAGAAAAAGACAGAGCTGCCAGAAAATTTAATACCGCACAAAATTACTTTTAAAGATGCTTTTAGAGAATATGTAAAAAGTGTTTTAGCAAATGAGCTGCTAGTATATGAGACAAGACTTACAAAAGTTGGAGCTGTCAATAATCATATCTCGCCATATATAAAATCTGATAATTTAATTTCTGATTATACTTATACTGATTTTAAAGAAAGCTACATACCATCATTATTAAAATCAAAACAAGTCAGAGTAAAAAATAAAAAATTATCTGAGGGTGGTGGTAGCACTACAGAAAGAATTGATAAAACTCTAGGCAAGAAAGCTATTAAAGATGTTGTCCAGGAATTTAAAATGTATGTAAAATGGTGCAGAGAAAGACAATGGAAAATGCCATTACAAATTTTAGATTTTGAATTTAGTAAAAACTTTTTCCAAGGTTATGAAGTAAAAGATATGTGGGTTCCTAATAAAGAAAATGTAATAAAAATTTTAGATGCTGAGCAAGATCCACAAAATAAAGCTATGTTTTATACTGCAGCTGAGACGGGTTCAAGACCCAATGAGATCCTGGGTTTATGTTATGATGATATAGATCTATTGTCAGAGATCCCTACTATTTCATTTAAACACTCAGTAGATAAATGGAATAATTTTAGACCACACCAGCTCAAAACACTAAGCTCTAAAAGAGTTGTTAAGATCTCTAATAAACTAGCGGAGCTGCTATCTTTATGGATGCAGCAGCAAACATTTCCTAAAAAAGAAAAAGGTTTTAAATTAGTGTTTGGTAATATTACAAAAAAGATGTCTGCAAAAAGAATTAAATCTGCAGCAAGAAAGCTAGGATTGTACTGGGAAAGAGGCTTATCGCCATTTAGAAAATTTAGTTATTCTTTGGAGAGAGAGCAAGGTTTAGTACCAGAGCTTGTGTCTAAGCAAAGAAGAGGCTGGACAATGCTTAGTAAAACACCAGATAGATACTACCATAAGGATCTAAACAATGACCCAAAACAAGAGCAAGACGCAATCAACAAATTGCTTAACTGAGCCAGCTCCAAGAAAAGAGCTTGTTATGTCTTTTGATGAGTTTAAATTAACTCTGGAATTTCAACATATAAGCACATTTAATAGAGAGAGCTTTGTTGAAAATAGATATATAAATTATTTAGAAAATTTTTTAGATGCTCTTTGCAAAAAGACCAATAGACAGATATTCGTTATACTTCCTAAAACAAGAGCTGCACAAATAAATTATTTACATAACGAAATTAAAAAAACAGAGAAAATTTACCTTAAAAATTCTACTAACTGATTTACTAACTTTTCCTTAAATAAGCTAGCAATACCAACGCAAGGTGCTAGGATTCGAAACTATAGACCAAATCCCAAAAAAACCGCATTATATATAACTATAACCAGGAATTGCAAAAGAATATTAGTAGAAAATCCGCATAAAAAAGTGTTGATTTATAAGGGATAAGCAAGGCTTGCTTATCGCTCACTAACCGATTACTAATCGTTTTTTAAGATCTGGGAGTAGCGAAATCTGGTATCGCACTAGCTTTGGGAGCTAGGGATTGTTGGTTCAAATCCAACCTCCCAGACCAAGGGAGCTAAATATCTTGGCTGTGATTGTTGTTGGCTTGCTGCTGCTTTTCATCCTCAGCTTTCATGCAATCATAATGAGCTTTAGTTTTATCTGCGAAAGCTACAAAGCTCTCAGTATTAACCATATCTTTTTTACAATATTTGCATGGACCAATGTCCATAACTATTTGTTTGGGTCTTACCCAGGTTTTTTTCTTAGGCATCCGCACCTCTTACAAATATTGCCAGATCCAGTATTTATATTGCATAAGCAATAGGCATCTTGCCATCCAAACAACCATTTTAAGAATTTTATCATTAGTCTAATATTAATTTTTTAATAGATATTGAGCCGTCTATATTTTTCTCAAGCTCAGCCATAGATTTTATACATCTATACTCAACATTATCAGATACTTGTCTATTAGCTTTTCTTTTACCAGCTAAGCAGCTGCTTAGATCTGGCTGAATACGAGCCTCCTTGATCTCATTATTGACCAGCATAAGAAGAGCTATAACCATCTCTGTCATTGGTGGTTCCCGTTAGCTCTTACTTTATCTTTAACATCTTCTAAAGTTTCTTTAATTTTTTCTATATCTTTCATAGCATAATTAATATTAACATTATTATTTCTCATAGTTTCCATTTCTTTTTGGATATTTTCTACTTGAGATGCTATGTGTTCTAGCAGCATAAATTGTTCTTGATCTGTTGGGAGCTGCTCACTTTTCTTAAGTAGATCTGCCTGGAATAATTCTCTACTTGTCTCCAAGCTACCAATCCTATTTTCTAGTTCAAAAAAACTAATTGTTGCAATTACTGCGCCAGCCACGATCATTAAAAGATTTTTAGCTGGGAGCTGTATGCCAGTATTTTCAGACAGCTTAAGTGATTTCATCGACCACCTCTGTTTCTTTTTTTCCAGGTTCTTTTTTTATGTTTATTCATACTAGAAAATTTAGGTTTCTTTCTTTTACTTATAGAAGTTCTTTTTGGGATCCTTTCGTGTGGCTGTTTATTAATATCAAACTTAACACGAGCCATTTACTTTTTCTTTCGATCAAGTACAGACTTTGTAATTCTTGTTCCAAAGCTAGCAGAAAAAACTATGATAACTAAATACCATACGCTGTCTGGCAGCTCATTGATTATAGATACCCACTCTCTAAAGTTCTCTCTAGTAGATGGAAACCAACCCGTAGTCAGCATCCCGATTAACCACAGCATTAAAATTTCGTCTTTATAACTTTGATCCTGGCTTTTAATTCTAGTTATATCTACATCTTTAGCTGCCTCTATTTCAGCAGCTCTAATTACTTTTGTCTTTTCAGCTTTGTGTTTAAAATATTCTGAGCCTTTATTAATAACCATTTTAGTTAATGGATTATTAAAAATTTTTAATAAATGGATCATAAAATACTGCCAGCCATTTCCGATGCAACCTCTTCACATCTACCTGGAGTTTGTTTGTGCCATTGACTATCTAAGATCTGTGCAGATGCCTCTTGGAAATCTTGATCTCTTAGAGCTTGCCACATTTTTTTGAATTTGCTAGTTCTTGGTCCCCCCAGCTGATAACACATTTGAATTATGCAGCACTTTTGAATGTGGTTAAGATTAATATCTCCTATAAGTTTCTCAGCAGCCGATACAGCAATATTGAAATCTTTATCGAAATATTCCTCAGCAACCTCAATAGGATAATGCTTACCCTCAACAAGATCATCATCGGGTAATACCATATGCCCATAGCCAAAAGTAGGAATGGATAAACT